CTCCCATTGGCTGACCACGTGTATAACGTACGTCAGTCCTCCGTTTAATATCTTCGGGTATCTTAATAGATTTACCATCCGCCGATAGGGAGAAATCCCTATCTGTGAGGAGTGTTATAGCAGCATCCGCGTGCCGTTCGGCATCTGGTGTACTACCATAAATCGCGACCAACAGGGCACGATACAGCTCTCGAGGAATAAGGTCAGTAGCAGAAGAAATATCTAGCGATGACCAAAAGGCATTTGGGGAACGGTCCCTAAACTGCTTAAGTCTAGAGAATAAACTCTCTTGATCATGTGTACCATCTTCTGGAATCATCTTCAGGATTTTGAACAAGTCGGTATGCAAGACCTTGAGCACTCTTTGAGAGAATATATCAAAGATTGCGACAGGCCGTATCTTTCCTGCCGCCTCGGCGAGGAAATGTACCCGTGAAAGTATCGGGTTATCTACAAGCGAACATGACTTCTTACTCTGCAGGACCTGGCGTGATTTACCGAATAATGATATCTTATCATTGATCGGCTTAACCAAATGCTCCTCTATCTTTGATAGGAGGATGAATTTGGCATCCTCACCTGGCTTCTGCACCTTCCCAAGGAGTCTTGGACCTAGTCCATAGAACATCTTGAGGGTGTGGAAAGCCTTCCATAGGGGAGTTTCTCCTTCTATGTGAGGCTTCCAGGCGAGTGCGTCATCTGCTATAAACTCAATAGCAGGGGCGCCGTTCGGCCCAGCGGAGACAGGAAGATATGTCTCGAAGCTATCCCGAGGGATTGAGCGGACCGTACCGAGGATCTTAGGTATGAAATACAACTTAAGGAACTCAGTATACTCATCTAGGAGAGTCCTAATCATAGGAGTCTCCTTGAGAGGTGGTGCCTCAATCGTCTTGAGTAGCTTCGTACAGTTATAGGGTACAGCAAGTGCCTTATAAATGTAGCATATAGATAACCAGAAACGAATAACACTTGCGGACCGAGCACGTATACCTGCACGACCAGTGCTAGGTATCCATGCTGGCAAACCGTGGCGTACCGCCACAGGATAACCAAATGTCCAAGAACGGACAGGGGTTCCAGCTAGATATTGTTGAATTATCAGGAGGGAAGATTTCAGGAATAGGGAGAGACCCTTCGGTCCTCTCGTACGCACAATAGTGATCAATCTCGGACTTATAGCGATAACGGCAGTATACCAACCTAACGAAGCACTCGGAAAGCCGACCCACTGTGAAACCATAGTGGACCAGCGCTTAACGAGGCCAGACACATTTCTGTGTGTGACTTTGAACATTCCAGTATCTCTACTAATGAACGCCCGATAGGAACGGTGGATCGAGCTCTGCATAGCCCTCCAGTCACACGACTTAGCTTCCCGCAAGTGCGGGGGGGAAGTTTCGGAACCAGGTTTCGGAGCTTTGACTTTAGAGTCCTCAGGACGAGTGGAGAAGGCAGAAGCAATGAGAGTTAACTTAGTCTGGTTAGATAACACTTGACCGGTCATCGTAGTATACTCTTTCTTAGTTAAGTACATTAACGAGGAGGAATCGTTGGGGTCAACTATTGCATAGTTTCCTAGTGCAATAAGTTCCCAGTTAACCTCCCACACAAGAGTATGTGTGAGATTAACGCTCCAACGCCGTAGGGTTACCATGCCAGGCCGAGTTAATGAGAGGGGAAACAGAGTACGAGTAGGTAATACAACTGAAAGGAAATGTTTCATTCGATCATTAATTATCGGTTTAAGCATTTGGTGTAGAGAATAGGAACTCCACTTTGCCCAGCATTTCTGCCAGGGGTGGTAGTTCGCTGCTAGCGCAAAAGTAGGTTCTTTCGTCAGCATATAGAGAGAAGTCTCAGTATGTCGATTCCTGCAACCTAAACTATCGGCACTGATGTGTCCTGCCCTCCCCGTCGGGTCGCCGTCACTGGTCAACAACTAGTGGCTCGGAGAAGCGTTGTTACTTCTTAACGAAGTAGCTCCTCTTTCTTTCCTTACCCCGATGGTACCTAGACTCAACTAGGTTTCTGACATCCGCCTCGCGACGAATTCGCACCGGACTGGGGAGTTTGCCATAAGTCTACAATGTAGCTTAGCTTCCGAGGTAGAACAGGAGATAGTTCTAGCAAACCGCTTTTGGGAGCTCTAGGAGGGTTATATCCTAGAGTAGATCTACTGATGGAGAATAGATGACAGTAGAAATACTGGAAAGGGTGTGACGAATGTCGCC